CAGTAGGTGAACATATGGATCAATGAAAAGGAAACGAACTTCTGTTCTAATCCTAATCATATGATCGATCACCAAGGTTCCTGTTCTAGGAACCCGAGTGAACTTCACATCCCAGCCTCTCTGTCCCTTACGGGAGCAGGGTTTGGACGAAGCCGATTTGTTCTTCGTCTACCCTTGCTACTAGAGAGGACTTTAACACCATTCTAGGAACCTTTCTACTTAAGCGAGAATTACGGATGTATTGGTAAAATACGTCCCACTCGCTCGATTTCAAAGAGTCCCTAGCAGGAAGCAATCTAGATTCTACGGCAATGGCCACTGATATGCGGCCACGCTTACAAATTTTAGATAACTTCCTACGAACCACCTTGATCACATTACTAGACGGATCTATTTGAATTATAGGTCCGTATCTAATATATGAATCAAGCTGGAATGATGGTGGCCTGCCCGTGTTAACGGTAAGCTTTGATACCGCCGCCCCAAGCAAAAGGCTAGGGACACACGACCAAATCGCTGCTCGAAGGGTTTCATATGGCCCCCCGTAGACGGACGACAAGATCGCGATTTTATTACAAGTCACGATCAAATCGTGAAGGTTTGTTACCCATTTGAAATCAAATGAAGTAACATATCCTTCACCGTCAACGAAGTGAGCACCACATGACTCCCTGTAGTTAGATCGAATGTTAGTCTTTTTAGGATTAACAACAAATCCGGCTACTTGCAGGTTTTCAACCACATCTTCAGCTACCGAGTTTTGACAGATAATGTCATCTCCGAAAACTGTTGACGTAGTATCAAATGATCTGGTAAGAGCAGTAAGGACCAGTGTCATGAGATCAAAGGTAAAACCGTTCCCCATACTTGAGACTTTATTGACAACATGATAGTTGTCATCAAGTCCAAAGGTCATGTCTGACCTGCAAGCGCGTATCTTATTAAGAACGCGATTGGGTAATAAGTAATTGACTAACCTCATGCTGATCGCATCACTGCAATCAGATAAATCGATCGTAGCAACATTTATGTCACTTATTCGATGCCTATGCACATCTGCAAGGTTATCGAGATCGATTCCGAGTTTGTCTTTAAGACATCTTCGTACACCAAGACCAACCGCTCTCTGGACAAGCATATTGCACAGGGGCTCAAGGCAGATCGACCGATCCTTTGAATTATTCTTGGGAACGGTCGACCACCTATTACCCCTCACAAACTTAACGGAACAAAAGAGCTTAAACTTATATACCTCAAAAGCAGGTTCCTTTTTATTTTTGAACCTGTTCCAGAGTATACGGTTTATAGCTCTCTCACCTAGTGTCTGTGATGTGCAGTAGCTTCTAAAGCGCTTCTTCACAGCATGCTTAAGAGCCCGATGCCAGTACGAATATCTGGCAAAAAGCTCAAAACAGTCTGCTGTTATAGTCCAGACGCCAGATAGCTTACAAGCTACTGAAGTCTGATTCCCTAACGGCTCAAAACTAGAACCGTCAGTGAACATGAGTTCTCCCATCCGAAAATCGGAAAGGATCTCATGGACAAAAAGACGCGCCTTGGCCCAGTGTGGACCTAATATGCCTCTTGGTCGGAGGCCTCCGTCGAATCCGATCCACCGCTCCCAGGCGTCTGTTCGACGCTTGATGGCGATGTCGTTTCGAGGTTCTTCGAATTTATCAGACAACCTTGTAAACACGAGATTGTCTTTCGGTTGCATGCTAGTGTCATGATCATGATCACTAACAAAAGACCGAATAAGAAGATTAACAGCTCTGATCGAGCCTGTATATGACATGGACCTGTCCTTTCTTGGTACCGGTGTTTAACGACGTGTAGTGTTTTCATACACTATCGTTAAGTTATCACCGGGGCCGTGGCGGGACGAAATCCCTGCATAACATTCTCTGTTTCCCATTGCCCCAACTGGGCAGCAACGGAAGTCAGAAGCTGACGGAGACGTGTCTTAGAATCCAAGCTGCCGGAAACCCGGACTCGGATGCTAAGAGCATCTAGGGCAGACACCCCACCAACGGTAATGCTATTGTTATCATTGATAATGATTTCAGTAGCATAGTTGGGGGTTATTACTCCGTTCAACGTCTTGTTGACGGAGGCAAATCGGAACCGAATAGTAGTATCCGGTTTTGCAGGATCTGCATAGGTTACCCCAGCATTTTCCTGACTTTTAACTGATAAGGTTGTGGGCATTTTATGTCCATTATCTAGGACCTTCTCAAGAATTTCATGAGGGTCCTTAAAAGGTTAATTGACATCACAGCAGAGTCTGTATACCGCTTCCAGTTTAAGGAAGGGTTAAGGCTTAACTGTGCGCCGCGAACGTCGAACAACCAACGATGGTACGCATCTACTACTTCCTCTTGGAGGATATAGTAGCCCTCTTCATTTGTAAAAGTGATGGGGGGCGGACTAGGTGGTTGCGACCCTTGCCATCCTATTGGGAGCAGATTCGACATTGAACATGATTCGATCAACGTCGGCAAATGAACCCATGTAGAGATGGTATAGTTATCGCGTCGGGATAGACAGGCCCAAGACTTTTGAGCGAAAGACTGACTCGTTTTTCGTGCGATATAATCGCCGATATTAACGAACCAATCAATCACAAAGCTATAAGGCATCAATTCCCAAGCTGTTAGCAAGGGATTGAGGCCTAGGCCTGATGCGCGTGAAACCTCGGCCGAAGAAAAGGCTTGGAAGATGCTACCTCGTATATCTATCGTTCCTTCAATCGAGACCTTCTTATAAGTAACAGTAGGTCCCGGTAAAGTTACAGATAGATCACGTGGTGTAACACCTCGAAAAGCTCTATCCTTCGAAATCGTATGGCGATTAGCTTGTTTTACTATATCGCGATACGAATAAACGAGAGGCATGATACCATATCTATAAGCCATCCAGTCACCCCCAAATTGCCGGGCTGCTTTACTAGCAGACCTAAGCAGTTTTTGAGGGGTCATAGATGCGAACGCTCTCATAGCGGCACGACCGTGCCGCCCTCTGAGGGTTTGCAAGATCTTTCTAAGATCTCCGCTAACCTGAGAAACAAGTCGAGGTACATCCTTTAATTCCGCGGCGTCTGTTAAGGCGTCGTAGGTAGTTAGGGAGTCCTTCGATACTTGATTCTCAACGCTGCTTATAGCATCATCAATATCACTTTGCGCAAACCCATGTACAACATAGGTCTGAGCATTGGGATAATCATGCGCCACTTCCTTCCAAATGTTATACCTAGGACCTATTATATCAACGACCGTAGGCTGGGCAACACACGAACTTCCAATTCTGGACACAAGTCCATATTGTTGGTAAACGTAGTTCCCAGTATTACTAAGGCGCGTTCTTTTAATTAGGTACCGACGGTACGTACGCTTGGAAATGGACCACGGTGTGTATCTGAAAGGAGGGTACCCTTTCCTACGTCCTTTTTGCATTGGACCTCGGATGGGACCACTCTGATCAAATGGATAATATACTATCGGTACTCCGGAGGGAGGATCGGAAAAAGTTCTGGCACCATGCCAGCAATTTACTCCGTTACATCCTCCTGAACCGGGCCAATAGTAACTCCAGGCTGGTACATCGGGTGTGTTAACAACCCACTCCACCGTGTTGTAAATAGTGGCACTCACGCGGTTCTCCTATCCAAAGAACGGGAAAGCGGTAACGTACCGCTCAGCCGCCCATTTTGAGATGGGTAATGTTATTTCTCAGTTGATATATCCAAACCCTGATCAAAAGGTGAATGAATATGTGGTTTGAGCTCTAACGGACCTTTATGGCCGTATGAGCTTAATACCAAACCTAAAATAACATCTTGCACATGCTGCGAAAATAAATCCGAAGCACATGCAACGTGAATAACACTGTAAATTGTTACATCCGGACCAAGGTTGAAATCCTGTTTACAGGAAGACACCTTGTTCCAGGTGCAAAACGAACTGCGGTAATCACGGAACTGACGTTTAAAGAGGTTAACAAATCCATCATTAACCACGAAAACGTAAGTCACATTGTTAAGTAGGGGTTCACTAATAAAATAGTGATTCATATTCATCCTCTCTCGATCAAGGGTTAGATGTTCAACTGAGTAAAATCCATTCTCTTCGGACTAAATAGTCATCCGAAAATGGATGGTACTCTGGAGGAGAGTTATTTCCCCTTCGGACTTTGTTAAAAGTCCGACAGGAGGCTC